AAAAGAACTATCATAAAGGGGATTACGACTGGAGTGATAGGATAGGATCAAATCAGAAGGCGTTCTCGTAGTCAGTGTCTGAAGACTCAGACTCGGAAACAGGGGGGGGGGGGGCAGGCGTGCGCGAGCGAGAGCGCACACGCTTCATCTTCTTGACTTTGTCGTTTAGAGCAACGAGAAAGACAGTGAAGGGGCAGGCGATGAAGTGATAGAGAGCAAAATCATCACCAGCGGCAATATACGCGTCGATATTGGAGGCGCCAGCAACAGCGGGAATGTTGGTGCCAGGAACACGGTACCTGGTGACGTATTGAAGAACATCGCCATCACCGTGAACGTAGTCATACTCACGAGCCCACCACACGTAATTAAACGGCATGGTGTAGGTGTGAAACGCATTCTTGGACAAGTCAGTAATGACGAGACCATTCATGCTAGACATGTTGTCAGCATTGGTAGGCACATATGGGGTGCCAAGGTGCTCGCGGGTTGTGGTGAGGATACCGACACCCGGGGCGCCATTGCCATGAACGGCAATGCGGGCGACGAGCGACCCACTCCAGAAAGCAAAAGGGCTTTGCAACCAGGAGAAGGATGTGTCATAAAACGTGTCAGCTATGCGAGCATAAGGAGTGGCTGAGTTGTCAGACTCATGATGGAAACGTTTCATCAAGTCAACAGGACCACGGGTGGTGTCTGGGTCGACCATACCGTGGTGGGCTTTCTGCGTCGACGGGGCAACAGGTTTGAAAACATTGCCGAAAAAGTCGCGCATACAAGCTTGGTCGTGGGCAACCTTAGTGATGACCCGGGTGGCCGTCTCCATAGGACTACGACCACCTTGGCCAGTCTGGGTGCTCAGCATCTGAGCACGCGTCTTGCCAGGCGCGGGGGCAGCCTGTACATAAGCGTCAACCCAGTTGACAGGTTTGTCACGCATGCCGCTAAGGACTGCACCGGGCGCTCCAGCATACCAAATCTCACAAGTGACAGGAGCAGCGGTTGCCAAAGACTGGGTGCTGACGGCACGAGTGCACTGAAGGTGCAGGGTGCCGAGGTAGCCATTATCAGCAGTGTTGTCAGGGCCAGAAGGATCGCCGCAAGGAATCTGGGCGTTAGCGTTTTGGTACTCAAACTGCATGGGGAGGAAAGTAATTCCTTTAACGTCAATCTCCTTACTGCGAATGTCTCCAACTTTGTTGTCGGGGATAACAGTGGCCACCACGTTTTGAAGGAATGTGCCACAGCGAACGGAGAGAGTCTGGATATCTGTGCAGTAAAACACAAAGCAAAAGTTCATGGGACCATGAAAATGGCTATGGCGCATGGCATAAAAGCCAAGGGGGCCACCGACATATGTGACGCCATCGATATAACGACACATAGTGGGCCAAATGAGGCTTGACCAAATGACATCGTCTTTCGCGACATTAGCGGGGATCACGAAAGTTTCGAGCAGAGCTGGGATAGTGAGGATATCATCCCACTCAGGCTGGGGTTTAGCCTCCGACATCATACGGTTGTCAGCAGAAACATAAGCCGGTTTGGCAGCCATCCAACAAGATTCATGGATGCCAGTCGCCATGCAATGGTCATTAGCGGTGGTGAGACGCACAGGTTGCACTGTAGCGTTCTCCATAGGTTTGTCGAACGCGGCCAATTCAGCTAACGGGCCGAGGTCACCAACGAAGCTGGTGACAGTCTTCACTGCGGACATAACACCATCGAGGATACCGGTGCTTGCTTTGGAACCAGCCTCCTCCTGGGCACTCTGATCACGGGCTTTACCTCTTGAGACAATTGTGGGTGTTTCCATAGGCGAACGACCACGCTCTTCGTCAAGGGCAGGTGCTGCCTGAATGCTAGGGCCGGAAGTTTCGGCATCAGTCAAAGCCGCTCTCACAATAAAGGGAATAGACACAGGAGGGGCAGTGCTATTGAATGTGAGTTGTGCACAGACACCAATGATAAGTGTACCATTGGCATCCTCGGGCCAAGTGCCAGCTATCTCGTAAAACGTGCGATTGGTGACAAAGGGCAGCACAAAGCTAGTGGCATTAGACGAGTTAGCGAAAACCGTCCAGTGTTTGGCATTCTGAATAAGGTACTCATCAGTGCGCCAAGCAGTGCCAGAGATAACTCTGCCTGCGGCGGGCAGCCAATAGAAGCGAAGGCCGCCAGTGCAGTATATATTACCAGCGACAGACACGACAACGGATACTTTGTTCTCCATGTAGGTGAGAGCTGATAAAGTGCTGGACACCTTAGGGATTGCACCAATAAGTGCAGTGGGGAACTGGAGAGCGGTGTAACGGATACCTGGACCATCAGCAGTGTTCCATGTGCCAACATATAAGGGATAAGTGCGACCCAATAACTTGTCGGCGTCAGAAGGCGGGAAACAGTTGAGCCCGTGTGGAATGGAATCACCACCTGGGGTCAAACGAGTAGTTGACACACTGGCGTCAGCGACAATTGTGGTGAGCTTATTGCCGATCTGAACACCCTTAACAGGGTCAGATTTAGTGAGGGCTTCGTCATTGAAAATACCACTAGTAACAGTTTCACCAAGTGGGTCTCTAGAAGTGACGGAGGATGACACAGACTTGGGCGCACTGAGAGATTGGTTGCGGGCAAAGCCTGGGGTGACAAGACGATGGTCACAATTCATGTCACACACATGTCCGGTGGGAGGCGGAAGACAATATGCTTGGTCATGGGCCACGCCAGGGAGGAGCTCATAGTGCACTCCACCATGGCGGTGCATCCAATCACGCATGCATGCGGCATACGTGACCGTGCTGTGGGGGATACCATTAAGCTTGAGGTGCAAGTTTATGCGAGGTAGAACTTCCTCAAAAATGGGTTGGCCAAGCTTAGACCACTCACGGAGACAAGCATCTGCAATGAGCGCTGTGTCGGCCTTAGGGTCGACAGTCTTACCACGAATAAAGCGATGAATGTGCTCAAGGGTCTCGGAAATCAAAGGATTGTGGACTCGACCATTAACATCAACCCACTCAAGGCGTTTGAGCCAAGCTGAATTGGCCTTAGTGGAGTACTCGGTCATCTCAGTGCCTTTGGAGCCTGGACCATGAACGTGGCCAAGCAGGGCACTAGCAGTACGAACTGAGAAGTTGGTGAACTGGGGAGTCCCAGTCTGGGAATGTCCATCATCTCCATAAGCATAAGTCGAAGTGTACTCGTGAAAAAGGTGGGAAATGTCATTACCCTCTGAATCCTTGGGGTTGGAAATGATCCAGGCGGTTTCGAGGAGTGCGTCACTATCCACGCAATTGAAAGCAGTGGTGAGGAAGTGGCCTGACAGCATGCCATGAGCGACATACAATACCAAGCGCCCGACAATGAGCAAACAGATGCGGGACCAGCGAGCAGGTATGCTCAGTATATCCCAATCTAAGAAGGGGAAAATAGTGAGCGACAAGTTGATGACAACTTGCTCGCTGATAGAACTATACGCACTGCTCTTACGAGCGTCGTAGTTATCAGCGTCGACGTCGACAGAATCAGGGAAGCGAGCGTCAGAGTTGTGCTTAACCTGACCATCAATGCCATCAAGGTCTATGCCGAGACCCATATGATTCATACCACGACCTGAGATAAGGATCGAGGGAATGGAGAGGAAGAAGCGGCGCATAGCAATGAGGTGTAGGAAAGGGAATGTGGTGGTGACACGAGCATTCTTCCCAATCTTGCGAAGCTCCTCTTTAAGAGCAGCGACAGCGCGAACCCAACCCATCTTCTTACGCATAACATCGTAAACAAGATTGTCCAAGAGGGTCTGGTACTGGAGTTTGAGTGACATAACTCCATCCTCATCGATGTTCAAAGTCTCTTTGCGAAGCTTTTTGAGCATCTTGATCGGGGGGTAGCCAAGGGCTTTGCGCCAGTCCAGCTTGGGTATGCCAAGTTCAGGAACACCGTTGAGAGCTTGGTGTGTAGACCAAATCGTTTCGCGAGCTTCAAGAAGCTTCGGGTCACAATACTGGCGAAGACGAGCTTCAACATTGACGGCAGCGCGTTTGTACTTGGCGAAAGTGTCAGGATCAGGGACATGATCATGCGCTTGATACTTAGTGTACGGCTCAGTGCGTTGCCATATAGGCGACGGCGCATAGGGAGTGCCATCGATGGTGCGAGTTTCACCGGAACCAGGGTGGGTGTAGGTGAAGCCTTCGAGAGCGCCACTGATCATGGCGGGTCGGATAGAGCTCTTAGTGTTCATGAACTGAGTATCGGCCACAGAGAGCTCTCCAAGGACGTAAACGTTAGGGACGAAATCCTTGGCGGCGGGGGTGAACTCAGGGAGAGACTGGAGGCGCACCAGAGTGAGCACGCCAGCAGGACAACGCTCAATGAACTTAGCGACATTCTCCTGGGTCAAAACAGCGGCAGCCGTGCGATGATCACCTTCAAACAAGGACGTGTGAATGTAACCAACGATGGCAGCGCCGCGACCGACGCGGTGATTCGTGGTGTAATAGGGCTGA